TACTTTATCCATGCTATTTAGCTTTCCTTCCAAGTCATCTAGTTTAGATATTAGAGAATCTATACTATCTTTTTGTTTACCAATAGTACCTTCTAATTCTTCTGCTTTTTCACCAGTTTCTTTAGTCATAGTTACTATGTCAGTGACATCAATCTCTTCCGTACCACTTTCTCCTGTTGTATCTTCGATGTCTCCACCTAAATCGTCTTCTAGTGAATCATCCGTACCAACCTCATCAGTAGCGGTGTCATCAATACCTAAATCATCAGTAGCAGTATCATCAGTAGCGGTGTCATCAGTAGCAGTATCTTCCAAACCTAATTCATCTTCACCTTCTTGTTCACCTAATTCAGCTCTCGTATTTCCAGCAAAACCTAAAAATTGTTCGTGTAAGTTTTCTACATACCCACCTATCTGATTAAATCTATTTAACTCTTCAGATAAAATATTTTCAATTTGTTTTCTACGACTCATTTTAATTTTTTTTTACCCCATTAAAAGACTTCTACCGTCTTCAGTGATTACTCTTTTATTAACTCTTTCAATAAGTCCATCTTTTGACTTGATGGTTTTACATTCTCCAGTTTCTCTGTCACAAACTTCTTCAAATCCTTCCTCCTCTACTTTTACGTTTTTGTTGGTTTGACTTTTGTTACCTAGAAAGTTGTCTAAATTTTTTTCTATATTTTTCATAATAATGTTATTTTATATATAAATATTACAAGGTCAGTAAATCTCTAATTTAGTTACCCGCTAAATCTCTTCCTCCGAATGGGGATTTAGATGTTGCCCATGGGCTAGGTACGTATCCACTCCCACTTCCTCTTTTACCTAAACCTATAATTTCTAACATTTTTTCTTGTGCGGTTGTTTGACTTATTGGTCCTTGACTACCTAGTTCATTTATTACTATTGCTAATTTTTTTCTTAGATTAACACCAAACCTTCCTTCTAACGCTCTTTCTACTCTAAAACACGGACATCGTTTGTTTGAAAATTGGTTATGTCCTTTTAATACATTTTTCCATAAATTAGGAACAACTCCTTTATTTGGGTCAGTGGTGTTGGTTGGGTCATTTACAGTTACGTCTTCTGAACCAGTTTTAACTATTAGTTTGTGTGTACCACTAATTTGGTAGTCTATTTTAAATAACCCACTTTTAAATAAAAGATAAAGTAAGGTCCATTCTAAAGTATTTTTTTGATTATCTGTAGGGTATTCATTAGTAGATGTGGGTGTAGATGTGTATGTTCCCATTTTTGCACAATTTGCTATCATACTTATACCTAATGACCTACTATTATGTCCTAATACGTGTGCACCTACTTTATTATATGGTCTTCCTCCATATAATGTTCCGTCTGGTTTACTACCTTCAGTCCCTCTTGATATTAAGTAGTGATATCCAATACCAGCAAAACCACGATTAATGTGTTGTTGGTTAATATTACTTACTGGGTTAGGTCCATAATCTACACCCGCAGTAACGTGAATAACAATATAATCTAATTTACCATCATTTCTTCCCCTAAAGTTATTATTTCCTGTTTTTACTGATTCACTTTCTGTTGTACTTTCAGCTTCAAATCCTCCTTGTCTTGCAATTTGTTTTTCCTGTTTAACTTTTTTCCTTACTTTATTTAAAAAACTTTGATTTACTTTAGCTACTAATTGGCTTACTTCAGGCATCTTATGGAACGGTACTCTAACTCCAGTAAAACTAGTTGTCATAGTATTGGGTTGAATACTGTGTTCTACGTCTAATATAAGGTATGGACCACTAAACATGGGTACGTGACGTAATTCAAAATACATTGTGGGTTGTATACATACATTACCCATAGCTTCTATTTTACAAGTGTATGAACGACTTTTATAAATGTTAAACAAACTTAAACCTTGCGTTAGTATACTCTTATCGTTAGCCGATTGTGCCATAGCCTCAGTAACAGCAAATGACTCTGATGTGTTTTTAAATTGACTCTGGTCTAAACTTATCCCCTTAAAAATCCCTTGACTTTGTATTCCAAAGTCTACCGCAAATGCCACTACTTTATTATTTTTTTGTGGGTCATAATCATTAGATAATAAAGGGTTTTGTATTGTTCTACCTAATTTAAATGAATCATTTTGGAATTTACTTTTTTTAGTAAACTCACCACCTAATTGTGTAGATGGTGGTCCTACATATTGACATAAAAACTTGGGTCCAGAGTCCAGTGTATTTACCTCAAGATGGGTACCGAATATAGCATCAGCTTCTTCTTGTGTACTTAATTTAGGTATCGGTGTGTCTCCTTGTGAGGTCATACCATAAAAGTTAATATAACTTGGCATTCCCATAAAATTAAAATAATTCCCTTGTAATAAAGAACCTATTATAGTTAATAAACTTTTATTAGCGTTATTAACACTACCAAAGTTTTTAATAGCGTCTGTGGTTATTATTGCTTTGTCTCCAATATCTCTATTAGCTACATCATAAAATAAAAAATCTTCAAATAAGTATTTATTACTAAATTCTTCACCCCCAATCCATTTATCGTTCAAGGTTTTAAATACCTGATATTGTTCTAATTTATTTTCATCTGTTTCATATGTTGATTTTTGAGAAAAATCGTCTATTTGTGTTTCCGCTGTTTGTGGAAGAACTTTTTTAAGTTGTATGAACAATTGATTTAAGAAATCAAATTGGCCAAACTCCCAAGAATCAATTACTTCATTTTTTATTCTTTGTAAGAATTCTAAATTATTTATATTTTGTGTGGCTCCAGCTTCAATTCTAGCTGTTACATACATTCTAATTATTTTTCTCAATAATTTTATATTAGGAACATTAAATTCTATATTTAATTCACGGAAAAATTCTGTAACATAATTTCCACTATCATTGTAAAGTAAATTTAGTGTATAAGCTGAAGATAAAGAATCTGTATAAAAACCAACTTGTTTTCTTAATTCTTTCCATTCATCTACGTATAACGTGGTAGAGTCGTTTAAAGAAATGTCTGGTGGTAAATTCCCTTGATAATTACCAAAAGAAATGGATGTAGTAGCCCCTGAAGTTGGTGCTATACTTTTAAATACTCTAATGTTTACGTCTTTTGGGTTATAAAAGTTAAAAGCTGTTTGGTGAGATAAGAAATCTCTTAGAGTAACATTAATTTTATTTAACTGTGTTTGTCCTAAATTATAACTTAATTGAGTGTTACTTTGTGTGGGATTAACTTTATTTTGGTCTATTTTTAAAAACTCTCTAAGGGTTTTTTGAAAATTTAAACTCATGATATTTTCTTTTTCATAAAATATCGGAGGGTCTGGTTCGAATTTTTTAGTAAAGTTTAAAAAATATTCTTCAAACGTGTCTAATATTTCAGGACTAAAAATGTCGAATAATTCTTCTATAGACGTGTAATCTTCATTATTAACAATATCAAAAGAAAGTTGTTCTTCTTGGTCTGACATTATTTTTTTAAGGTACTGGTCTGGTTGTGGGAACGTATTTTGGTTGTGTTCAAAATATCCATAATTAGATAAAGCCCAAACTAATCTTGCTGCTCCGTTAGTTACATTTGTATTATTACTTAAATTGTAAGGTGTGTCCACTTCAAATTCAAGTTGTGATTTTTTCATACCTCCTTCACAAGGGAATAAAAGATATTGTTGTGTGGTATATCCACTTAGATAAGATTCTCTAGTTAAGTCATAATAATTAAACCAAAGATTAGCCTTAGTTTGTATGGGGTCGGTAGATAAGGAAGTTATTGTTAATTCTTCCGCCTTTTTAAGGTATAAAGCCTCTTGTATCAATAATTGATTTATCTGGTTATCTGTAATAGGGAAACCACTAATATTTAAACCGTCATATAATAATTCTCCGGTAACAAAATAATAAATATAATTATTTAATTCTGGATAAAATCCTAGATTTAGTTGGTCTGTTGTTGGGTTAGGGTTCCACTGTCCACCAAAACTTGTTAATGTAGCACCACTTCCACCTACATTTAAATCATATGTATATCCTAACCCATTAGAGTTATTAAAATAAGTGTTGGCGTCAAAATTATTCCAGACATTAGTTAAAAAATCAGTACCGTTTTCAGTAAATTGTTTATATCTGTGCCATATAGAACCGTATTTTAAAATCCATGCACTAGGTAATGGATGAACAGCTGAGACTTGATTTAGTGTTTTACCTATATAGTCACCATAAATATTGTATGTAGATTGGTTGGATAGTAAGGTTTTTTCTCTAAGTGTGGGTAATGGTAACGAATTTAAAAATAAGTAAGCTGCTGACTTATATGGGTTATCCACACCATTAATTTCATTACTTACACCCTCTACCATACTATTAATAAAATATGGGGTATTCAATAAAGAAGTTATTTGTTTAGAAGATATTTTACCATCATAATCTTCACCATAATTTAAATTACCTTCAGTAGTTACTAGATTTTGATTACATACATAGGTTGTGCCTGGTTGGAATTGTACAGTGCCGAAAAATACCTCCCAAGAATTTTTAGTGTTTTGATTATTAATAAATCTTGTATCAATTTTTGTAGCTAAATCTGTTATTGCTGTTTTAGCTGCCCAATCTGCATCTGTATAAAATTGTATGTTTTCTATTACTGATGAGGTGGTATTATCGGGAATTATAGAAGCAAATACTTTTTGGTCTGCTTGGTAACTTACACTTTGTTGTATACTATTAAGACTTTGATAACTTGATATTTGTACCCCTCCCGCTAAGTTGTTAACAGTCCATGATGTACCTGGTGCTGCCGTAACAAAATGAGAAAACGGGAAAGTTTCTATTATATTATTTTCTTTTACATTACCAGAAGCTAAAACTGAATCCAGGGTGGATAAGGAACTTTCTATTTTCCCATCGTTGAGTTGGTATGTTAAATTTTTAAATTCGTTAAATGGTGTTACTGTAAACCTAGAGTCGTTTACTTTTACCCTCACATATGGTGTGTTAAATTGGTCTCGTATAAGAAGAGGATAATTATTTAAAGGTGAAATTTGTTGTAAATAATCTAGATACGTATTGTAATTAAAATTTTGATTTTTAAGTAATTCATTTAAATCTAATAAACCAGTTAGATATTCTTTTATGTTAGCTGCTTCTATTTTGGATAATTCGTAAAAAGTGTTTTGTGATACGTTTGTTTTTAGTCTGGTTGACAGTCCCGAAAAACAAGAAAATATTGTAGAACGGTCCCAAATTTCATAATTAAATGGTACAACAGATTTATTAATGTAAACTTGTTCCTCCCCTAACTCAAAAGAGGTTATGGGTATCCAGTTACCACCCACTGTGTTTACCGAAAACTCTGGTTTACTATCAGAATTACTTATTACTTGTGCTTTAAAAAATTCCTCTACAAAGTTTACCTCTGGCCAAAGAGTAGAATCGTAGGCTTTTGTCTCACCTAAAACCTTAACAGACCCTGGATAGGTACTAACGTATTGGGGTCCGTTTTCATCAGTTTCTTGAATATAGTAGTGTGGCCAAGGATATATCATAACTATCTCATCAGTACTACTAGGGTTACCTGGACCTCTAACAGCATTTAGTCTGTCAGTTTCTTCTCTAACTGCAAAAGCTTGAGTATGTGTTTCATCCATTAATCTTAGAAAAGTATCCGCGTGTGCTATAAAAATTGCAAATATATTTCTAACTGTGGGGTTAAAACCTAATGATTCTATAACAACTGAGTTTACTACGTTTGTTAAATTTTTTTCTATTTCTGTTCTTTTAGTGTTAAATACGGTAATTATTTTACCTATTTTTTCTTCAAAGGTCTCAAAAGTAAACCAACTGTTGGTCGTTTCTTCGAATCCAAATGGGGGTGCAACTTCAAAATCTTCTAATTTAATATCTACAGGTATAGACTGTTCTCCACCATCTCCAAATGTTTTATTTCTAAGTAAACCTTCATTACCTTCTTTTATTTTTTTTCTAAGATTTTCAAATGCCTCTTTTCGTTTAACTGGATTATCTCTATAAACTTTTTTAAACACATAATAAACCTTGTCAGTTTTTTCATCCACTGTTGGCCCAGTAACGGAATTTATATCTGTATCTATATATACTGCTCTCCAACCACCAGAAGCTAATATTTTATTTCTATAAGCTGTACTATACCTATCGTAAGTTTCTATATCATCTAAAGCGTTTAGATTATATGATTTAAGTTTTTTTTCTATATCTGTTTCTAATTCTGTTACTCGGTCTATTAAATCATCAATAGTTAAATCAGGTAAACTGTTATTAACTAGTCCTTTTGCTTTATAAGCTTCATATACTTGACTTAAAGTTTGTCTACCTCTACTACTAAAAAAAGAAGATTTTTCGTCTTCACCAGTTTCTATTTCATATGATTTAGCAAACATGTAAGGAGCTACTCTCATTTCTTGTAAAGTTATATCAGCTAATAAAGCTGTAACTCTCCCTTTAAAATTACATGTTACATTGTAGTTTCCACTGCTAGAATCAAAACTAGCATTAAATTTTTCTAACATCAACTGGTATTCTACCGCTTTACCGTAATACCCTTTTAATTTTAACTTGAATAGTGGATAAGGTAATTGGAAAAAAGCTGCATATGGTGAGTTAGGTCCTTGTTCAAAAAGTGTTTGTCCTCTAACGTCTGTAAAAGTTATGTTTACTATGGGAGTAAACGCTCTATTTAAGGTAACAGAAATGTTATTGATTCCAAAACCTTCGGAATCTAGTCTATTTTTAATTTCTTCAGTAATACTAACTTGTCCCGTAACAGGGTCTGTTATTGTATTTTGTACTCTTTGATTTAATGCACCTCCCGCTGTAGCGAATCCTTTACCTGTTTGTGTGTCAGTCCAATCACTAGTGTAAAAATCTTTACCTTCTGGTTTTAGAAAATTAATTTCACCTTCAAAAACATCAACAAAAGCTTCTGGTGTTTGATTATCTACACCGGCACCCGCAATTAATTTACTACGTGGTACTACCCTAGCTTTTAGACTAGCATATATAACAAGATTTTCAGCGTCAACTAATCTATCTTTTACTCTACCTCCTTCAAAAACCCTACTAGGGTCAACCAATAAAATATTATTTTCGGAAAATTCTACTAATATATTATCCCCGTTACTAATTTCATTTGCCATGTTTAACTTTTAAATTAATAAGAAGACGAATAAGAACCACCACCTGAACTTGTTCCTCCACCACTAGACGTATTAGGACTAGTATTTATGGTTCCTTGGGTTCCAGTTGTATTGTCACTTACAGGTGCCACATAAGTTATTGGAGTAGATGTAATATTAGGTACTGTATATGTATTCATAGGTAAATTTTTACCATAGAAAAAGAAATAGTCGTCCACTGCTTGTTTATAATTTTGCAAAGAAGCTACTAAAGGAAACGGAACAATCAATACTTGTCCGTCTTTAATATTCCATTCTAACCCTCCAACTTGAGGATTTGCTTGTAAAATTAACCAGCCAAAGTAGGGACTACCATAATATTGTTGACTAATCTTATCTAATCTTGACGCATTAACTTTATAAATTATTTTTTTATCTGAAGATAATGATGGTAGTTTAATAAAAGGTACCGTGAGGTTTTCACCGTTTATATTAAAGTCTCCATATCTATTATAATATCTAGCCATAATTAATTAAATTTTAAATTAAAACTACTGTCCGCACCTTGATTTGTTTTACTAGCATAGTTTCTTAGTTCAGCCTCTATAGTTTGGTCTGTGACTTGTTCGTATGTCATTTCACGTTTTTTATCATCTTTTAAATCGGTTAGATTTGTTGGGTACACTAGGTTAGTTAGACCCTGTGATAATGTACTCTTGCCTTGTGGTGTCATTTTATCTACAAATTCTTCTTTAATGTCTAATAATTTTCTCATATAAAAATCTTCATTAAGTGCTATGTACTGAGATACTTCATTTCTAAAAGTACTTACCCAATTAGGGACTGTAAATGGTGGAGGATAAAGTACATTAACCATATCATCTATAAAAAGTGCTGGTCCAGTATAATTTCTATTATTATCTTTTAGTGGTTGAATATTAGTAGTAACTAAAGAGTCTATTGCAGATTGGTCCATTAAGTCCATACCAAATAAGTAATACTCCATAATAAACGGGGTTAAATTTGACGCTGATGGGGAGTTAAAGTCATTACTTACTCCAACTAGTGGTGGTGCTGTTATTGTAAATTTACCAGGACCAGTAAGTTTGGCACTTATAACGTCATTAAGGACATTACCTACGGATAATCCATTATCGTCTCCATTATAAATTTGACTATAACACGTTATTAGGTTGGTTAAGTAATTGTAGTCGTTGCCTAATTCTTCTAGTGTATCTGTTGGTGCTGTCACACCGTTAGCTACTGGATACGTTTCGGAACCTCCAGACAATTGTAATACTGTCCATTTACCGTTTTCACCATAACCGTCAAAACCACTATTAATAATGTTTAAAGAGTTTATATTTTTTACATATTTTAAAGTACTTGCTTTTAAATCTAAATCTAATTGAGTAAACTCAATTTCATAATCTGTAATATTATAGTCTAGTTGTTCTAACAAGTATGTTTTTAAATCGTCTTCTTGGGTTGGTGTTAGGTCTATAGCTAAACTCTGGATGTATGTGGTACCATTTTCAATTTTAACTTTATACGCGTCTTCTAGTTTCTTTAATCTAATTTCCCAACCTTTTGATTTACCTATTAAATTTCCAAAAGTACCTGTCGGTCCTGTTGATGTAGCGACTGTATACTCACCCTCAAACATTTCTTTTTCGTCAAAGAATATTTGTAATCCAGCGTAGTTTTGATTTCTAACATAATTGAATAAATCGTTGTTAGTACTAGTAATATATTCGTAAGCTGCATTACTTAAATCATTCCAATTATTTTTATAATTAATTGTTCCCGTTTGTCCAGTTGTTCCACCATATGAATTAGTTCTATCACCAATAGTTATTCCATCATTTGCGGATGTATCTCTTTCATCTGTTTCATCAGCTGTACCTTCAGGGTTTTCTAAACCAACATTTTTAATTAAGTCTGAATTTTCAGCAATCCAAGCTTGTTCATCTGGGTCATCATCTGTTACAGTTAATACCGCTCTATCATCGTACATTTCAGTATTAGCAAAGAAATTAAATGATAGTGCATTTTGTAATTGATTAACTGGTTCTTTTAATCCTTGAGCTCCAATAAATTTAAAACTCATTGTTACACTAGCTATCATAGGTTGTACACCTATACCTTCTGGATTTAAATCTAATAAATTTTCGTCGTAAGAAAAAGCAACATTATCAATTGCAATTTTAGTATTATAAAAATCACCAAATCTTAGAACACATATCGGAGGAGCACCAAAGGAAGTATTTTTAGCGTCAACAGCTCTATTTAAAGAACCTTCTTTAGTTACGGTTGGTATAGTAGCTCCTGGTCTAACACATTGATTTAAAAAAGTAAGTCTACTATTTAACCCTTCTGGTGTTATAGCATGAAAAGCTGGGTGAAAAAACTTAAATTTTTGTTTTAAGGAATCGTATATAAATTCATTTTCTTCTTGAATCATATCAAAATAATCACATTCTGTAACCATTTTCATCAACACTTTATTTGCTATTTCTCTTCTAGTATTTTTATCTTTTTCTATATTAAGTTGTTCTTGTTGTTGTATAGGTCTAATTCTTTTTCTTTCTATTGGGGGTTTTGGTTCAGGTTCTGGTTCTGGTTGGGGTATGTCTTCGTACTCTATTGCGTCGATTACAACATATCTACATCCCGCAGCAGGAGCTGAATATACAGCATCGGTATTATCTGGTTGACCATCGTTATTTGCATCAGCGGTACCAACTGCTGAACTACTACCAATTACCCCTGTTTCATTCAAACCAACACCATTTACACCTTCACCCGTACCACCAGTATCTGTATTACATTTACTTTCCCCCATAGCTTCACCAACAGGAATTTGTAATATTCCTTTTTCCATATACACTTTGAAGGCGTTTTTACCGTCTATTTCATAAGCTCTAAACATTTGTAATACAGAATCTAACCTTCTTTTAGATAAATTCTTATTATAAGAACTAGTCGCGATAGAACTTGCGGAACCAGCAAATTTTAAAATTACTTTTTTTAGTCCAGAATCTAGTACCGCTTTTAAATCTCTAGCAAATTGAGGCCAAACAACGTTGTATTGGTCGTAAGCGGAACCTCCACCTAATCCACCAGATTTACCAGCATCTACTTTAAAGAAATTACTAAATCCAGGTTCGTCCGAGTCGGGAGCTTTATTCATATACTTTTGAAATGAAGCTGGAGCAGTCGGTGTAGGTGGTACCAAATATTGACCGAACTTAGACATACTTCCTTCTGCACACGCCACATAACTTACTGTAGATTTGGTAGAATTAGTATTATTATCTGGATAGTCATTATCAAAATAAAAGTATAGGTTAGGTTTTAATTTTGGGAGTGGTGTAGGGTTAGTTAGTTCAGGTTCTTCAGTTGCCGCTTCGTTAATAATTTCTCTGGTAGCATCACTGGATAATCCTGGGGTATTTAACATTTCTTGTAACTCATTTACGGAAAATTGTTGCCATTTTCTAGCTAAATCAAATATATCATATTTTTTACATCCAGCAAAGAAAGAATCTACAATAGCGTCTGTTTCTTCAGGACCTAATTTTTCTAACTCTTTCCTTACTAATAAATTTAAAATACTAGGGTGGTCTACAACAATTTTAAAACGTAAACTCCCAGTTCTATTTGTATTATTATACGTATATATAGGTTCTGGTCTTCCAAGAAAATTATTGTCTGTCCAAGTGGCGTTACTTGATTCGTCCACGCTTAAGTCATAAGGGGGGAACCACATTATTCTTCCACCGTTAGGGCCTTTTTCACAAGAAGGTAAATCATCATAAGTAAATCCAGGTTCTCCACTAGTTCTCCAAGCTAAGTTTTCTATTGAAAACATGTATTTTTTAACCTTACCATCTACAATATTACTGGAGCCTTTTCCAGTTTCATCTGTTCTGTGAGGTGCGATATTTAAATTGTAAGGACTATCTAATACAGAGTATGTCTCTTTTCTGTGGTTCATATTAAATCTAACTAACCTATCATAAGTGTAATAAGGTACGTCTTTAGTCCAAACTCTACAGTATTCTCTAGCTTCTTCTACACCTTCTCCAGATGTTGGGTCAGTATTTACGAATTTTCTAACTCTAGAACCTTTTGTTAATTCTTTATAACCGTCATTAAAAACTTTACTGACTTGATTCATGGCGTGAGAAACAGATTTAAGTGCTGCACCTCCTTTGGGTACAGAATCTATAATCTGTTGTGTTGTATCCATTATACTGTCTTCCCTAAAGTCGTAATTAGTAGATTTAGTACTATCGTAATTATTTGGGGTTTGGTATCTAGTGGTATCGTCGGTAGAACCTTCAGGACCTTGTGTAGCTCCTGGTTCTTGTGGTCCTATTCTATTGTTATTAGCGTTATTATTGAATAATGACCCAACACTATTTAAAAATCCACCTCCTGGAGTTTTGTCCGTAAACCAAGTAAATCCACCAGGAACATTTCCTTGATTCGTATAAGTTCTACCTTTCATACCGAACTCGTACTCATTTGAATCAAATTCTTTAGCTACCGCGTCTGGACCAAACATCGGAACATAATTCTTACCAGCAAACGTGTTGTCTGGTGGACTGGTCATGTCCGCTATTCTATTTCTAGGTCCTCCAACATATTGAGGTGGGTTAGGTGGAAAATTACCAAATCCTAGTACACCACCAGCAATAAAATCTATAGCTTCTCCAAATCCAGCACCTATAGCTGTTTGAGCTTGTGCACCTTCACCATATTGGGGTCCGTATTTATTGTATCTTATATGTTTAAATAATTTAGATTTAGTGCCCCCTCCAGTATATTCTAAGAACCTTTGAGATGGTGATTGTCTTCTTCTAGGTATGCCCACTAAACTACCTAAAATTCCTGTTATATCAGAAAGTATTTTACCACCCATACCCAATCCTCTAGGTGGTTCTAATTCAAAATAATCACCAGGAATGTAAGAATATGGGACATAGACACCCGTTAGTCTAGATACAAAATCTAATCCTTGACCTACAAGTGATTTAGGTTGGGTTATACTGTAATTTCTATTAATTAGGGGTTGTCTACCAGTAACTATCTCTAAAGCGTCTACAGGGTCTTGTAGAGCATCCACAAAACTTAATCTCCCAATAGTTTCTTGATATAGTTCTTGAGCTATTCTCTCTTGGAATTCTGCTCTTAGTTGGATTGCTCCTGCTTGTTGTAATGGACTGTCCTCTAATAGTGTTTGTGACAATAATCCTTCAGCGGAAACACCTAACAATATATCTATCGGTGAGTAATACCTTCCCACTAACCTAAAAGGATTTTCACCAAATAATCCAGTTCCTGTTTCTGGTGGAGTAAAGTCTGGGTAAAGACCTTCATTAACTTTAGCTACCCCTTGGCTGGTTGTGTAAATTTTAATAAAGTCAGAATATCCACCTTCGGGTCCATAAGCGTTATTTAAATATAGTTTATTTAAATACATTTCAGAGTTAACTTCAACACTGGGTTGGTCTATTACATCTTTAACGGCTAGTGAGGCGGTGGAGTATGTTGCGTTTGTATAATTTCCATAGGGTCCTAAACCTTCTGGATTAGGTAAATTCTTAGTCAAAAGTAAGTCTCTAAGTGCTTTAGTACCTGAAAAACTTAATGAAGAAAAATTATTATTTTGTGGTAACCCTGGCATATTATCTTGTTTTTATTATAAATATTCAATAATAGAAATATTAGACCTAAGTCATACTATCGTATCTAGCTAGTTCTCTTTCATTGTTCATTCCTGGAGCCGTAGTTAAATTAGTTTCTATTAATTGGGATTTTAACTTTTGCATAAACAGTTCATTACCGACTAATCCCATAAAGTTAAAGTCTCCCATGTTTTTACCACTTAGCTCAATCGGTATCCTAGAAGGTATCCCAGTAAATTGTACTTTTACTATTTTTTCACCTACACTTCCAACATTATTAACTAATGACCCTAAGTTAGCTCCCTTAGCTCCAGCGGTTAAATCAACACCACTTACTGTGTCATTCATTGAGGGTATTAAAAATTGTCCATCTGATTTTAAAACAGCTTTTGTTTCTCCAGGTTCTAAATTAAAGTCATTAACGGCTTCACCTTCTACTTTATTAAGATAAAAATAACCAGTTTGTAACTTAAAATCTTTTTCAGTTGCTTCTGTCATTTTTTTGAATAGGTCATTTATACCTCCAGCTCCTGTACCTACAAAAGCTTGTATGACATTAGACACTTCACTTATACCTGTAGTTAATTTATTTATGTCGTCACCAAACATAGTTTCTATACCAGCAGTCGTAAAATCTCCAACAAGACCACTTAGGTTGGTTAGTTCTCCACTACTAAACGCTTTACTTATAGCTTTATTAAGTTCAGTAGTTATTTCTGAAGCATTAATACCTGACGCTACACCACCTAATATTGCTGTATCAGTAGCTCTAATAGCGTTGTTAATATTGGTTAGTGCGTCTCTGGATTGAATTAGAATTTCTTTTTCAGTAAGAGCATCCATTTCTTTATCCTTTTGCATTTGTTGTTCCCTTAATTTTTTAAGTTCTTCAACCTGTGGTGCTGTTAGGTCTTCTAATTCGACAGTATCACCATTTAAATCAATTTCGTATTTACCATCTTCATTTAAATTGGCCATACTGGTCACAAACTCCTGTACTTCTGGTGTGGCTTCTAATGCCATAGAAAACTGATTCTGCATATTCGCAAACTTAGCTTGTAACTTAATCATAGAAGCTAATTCGTCTTTACCTATTTTTAATTCGTCAGCTAATGCTTTTAATTGTCTTTGAGATGTAGGTGGGAAAGATATTTCACCAGTTTCTTCATTAAATACAGCTAAATCTGTACCCGCTTGAACTATTGCATTTTGTAGTCCTTCTAGGTCATTAGTTGCCATATACATCATTTTAAACGGGTCGGCTAAGTCTCCTACCGCACCACCAATCACTTGTAAATTAGCAGCTAAACTGATAGCACCTTCAGGGTCCATAACGTCATCAGCAATCCTAGACACATTAGACATATCCAAACCTAGTTTTTGTGCTTGAGCTGCCATTCTAGCAAATCCTTGAACACCATCTGCAAAATTATAGGTATTCATCATTTTCATGTTACGAGTAACGGTACCCATAAACTTACCTATATTCAGACCCATTCCTCTAGCGACACCCGCCATGTCATTTCCAAAATCTAAAGCTTTTTGTACTGAGAATCCCATCTGGTCAAAATATTTTACCATCTCTTCAACGTCCGCGGTAGGCATTGCCTCTTTAAATATAGCAAGTCTACTTATATCTTCATCTGAAATTAAAACGTTTCGACCCATAATGTTACTTAGGTCTCCCATTACTCTCAATACAGCATCCATTTCAACTCCATATCTTTGAGCTTCTACAGCAGCTTTTTGTATTTTTTCATTCTGAGTGTCTTGTAGACCACCCATTAAGCCCATCTCAATTACTAAAGTCTTACGAATTTTAGTTTCTCTTTCTAAGGCTTCCTTAGCAATGTCTTGTAATGAGTTTCGTGCTTGTTGTTCTTGAGTGGCATCACCCAAGAACCCAGCTAAATCTTTATACTTATCTAAACTATTATCTAATAGTTTATTACCAGTCTCGATTTCACTATTTAATTGTTGTTGGGATTGTGCAGATTGTTTGGTATTAGTTGCTTGTTGTGCGTTGACTGCAGCATTAATCTGGTCTTGTCGGGACATAGAATCCCAATTACGGGGTTTTGGTCCCCACCTACTATCCCATTTACCTGATTCTTCGTTAGCCATAGTCTTTTTTATATAAATAGATGATTATCTATTTTAAAAGCTTCTAGAATTGTTTTGTGATTTTTCTATAGCTTCTTTTTTCTTTTCAAATTCTTATATGAGATTGTTAAGATAGTACCTACGTTCATACACAGGCATAGTTAATAAATCACTATGGTTAAAACTTGCAAATTTTACTAGGTAGTAGATTTCATCGAGCACACTTTGCCTATAATCCGAAGAAAGGACGAAAAAAATGGGCACCAAGAACAACCGAAGTTGTAACCTCTTCTCCTGACGGTGCCCTAACTGTTATTTTTAAATCCAACCCAGGTTCGTTATCTTTAACGTAGTTTCTAAACTCCTGAGAATCTTTTATGGGCATTGATTGAATCATTTGTGCTAAATTACCCTTATCTCTTTCACCCTCTATTTCTTGTATTAGATATTCTAATCTTTTAGTTACCTTGGGAGATACCCTTCCTTGGTATTGTGAATCGATGTTTGACAGTTCGTTTTCTTGTGAAGAATTTAAAAATTTAAATTTAACTACTTTTTTTGTAATTGGTAAAGTGTATGAAAATTCTCCTTTTTCGTCTGGTACTAAGGTAAAGTCTTTCATACTCACATTACTTAAATCATGTGTATATTTAAATTTTTGTTTTGTTTCTGGGTCAGTTAGTGTAAATTCGTATGTTGAACCGAAAGCTGTATTACGTAAAAATATTAAAATTGCTTGTTTGTCACATTCTAACATTTCATTAATATTGACTTCACTTCCTAATATTTTTCTTCTTAAAAGTTCATCTACTAAATTTCCATTTTCTACTATATTAGGTGAACTTAATAAGTTCTCATCTGAAGCAGTTAAATAAGTTACTTTTACCGACTCTAATTTGTTTTGGTAAAACATGCCTTTAGATGGTAAAGTGACAACATCGTAGGGTATGTTTGCTTGTGTTGGGTCTGAGTATTCTCTAGGGTCCATTTATTTATTTTATATACTTTTTAGTTTATTATTGCTATAATTATTACAATGAATAAAATCTATAACATACAAATAATAAGTAAAGAACTATGTAAGTCCATACTTTTTTCACACCATTATTTAAATAAAAAAAATAAAGGTTTTAGAAGTGGGTTTAATTTTGGTTTATTTAAAGAAGGAGTACTAGTCGGTGTGTGTATTTTTCACTCACCTTCAGTACCTGAAACATTAAAGGGTTGTTTTGGACTTAAAAGAAATGAACAAAGTGGAATTTACGAACTGGGTAGGTTGTGTTTAAACCCTAATATAACTGAAAAGAACACACTTTCTTGGTTTGTTTCAGTTTGTATTAGATTGTTAAAAAAACAAACTGAGGTAAAAGCTATTTTATCATACGCGGATTCGTCATTACATACAGGGTTTATTTATCAAGCTACTAATTTTGGTTATTATGGTCTAACTGACCAGAAAAAAGATTTTTGGTTTGAGATGGATGATGGTTCTTTCATAAAACACCAGAGAGGACCTGTGAAAGGAAAAAAAGGGGAATGGAGAAATCGTGACCGTAAACACCGTTATCTACTAGTTTTTGATGAATCCCTAACGTGTTTGTGGGAAAGACAACCGTACCCAAAAAGTAAAAATAAAGCCCCATTAAACAAAAAACCCATACAATAAGTACGGGTTTTATAAGTTTTGTAAAATTTAGATTAGTAAACTAATATACATCTATCTGGTCTTAGAGTAGCTGATATAGTAGCAATTGCATCATCACTATAGCCTAAACTGTCAAAGTTAACATCTGTTAAGAACGTTCCTTGCATTATCCACTTTTCAACCACAACACCTGTAGGGTCTAACATCTCTAAATCGATATCTTTTTTATATCCCGCAGCATAACCCATTCTACCTGTTACTGATTCTGCGTGTAATCTTACCCATTCCATTAGAGCTTGTGCTGCTGATGGACCAATCGGGTCTCTAAAGGTTACACTAATTGTGTTCCAAGTAAATCTACCAGCTACATAAGTAGAGGTATTTAAAAAAGGAATTTCTACTGGGTTAATGTTAACAGCAGGTCTAGAAGTACTTTCCACATACCACTCATTAATACCCAAAGACGATGGGAATCTTAAGATAAACCTATTCTTCTTTTTAGGTTCATACGGTATGGGCATTTTCATTAATAAGTCAGCCATGTTAAATTTTTTTGTTTTGTTATCTTATTTCTTAATAAATATACGGGTTTTTAAAAATCGACAAAATTAACCCTTTACTTTATTTTTCTAATTTTATATACATATAGCATAAAAGCTATTATATAATATAAATATTATAATGTTAATTATTCTTTAGCATGCATTACAAATAATTTACTAGCAAGCTCTTCCGGTAAATCTCTTTTTAATAATCTCATAGCTTTTACATTTTTCATATCGTCATCTATAAAAACTATTTCATCATACGTGGTTAGTAATTTTTCTACAACCTCCGCTTTTTTCTCATAGTCCGTTTCAGATTCAAGTGTCTTAACTCTATCCACATCGTTGATAGCGTAAACGTTTTCTCTAGACAACCTATCTCCTATAGGGACTAAATTACCCTTACTATCTTTATACATTAAAAATTGTCTCAAACCGTCGAATACCACATCTTCATTAGACCTAGCTGTTAATATTGCTATTTGATGTCCTAATTTTAAATAGTCATCCATAACCGATAGGTTAGCTACTATAGGTTCTGCTTTTTCTATTGATTGTTGTGTTTTTACAGGGTCCATAAAATCTCTGTAATCATAATATTGTTTTGTGTTTGGGGTGACGTGTTCTAAACCGTACTCGTATGGTGTTAAAGCTACTTCCTGTCTGTCTGAAGGTAAATTCCTATATATGTAAACACCTGTTGGTTTAAGAAGTGTATCATCGACATCTAAAAGGATTAAACGGTTAGTTTTAGCTAACTCATTTAGAGATTGTTCAGTATACTCCCTAAGAATTCTTCTAATGTAGTTCATTTATTTAAAATTTTAGTATTAGGTGTTATCACACATGTAATAAATATCTGTAAAATACTTAATCCAATATTCCTAACAATAAATATATTTATATGTATGTTATTGAAAGAAATTAGTAAAATTAAAAAGTTAATGCTTATAGAGTCCAGAGTTGTAGGCTTTGACAATCCACAAGGTAATTTTGTAATCATAGCTGGTGGACCTGGAGCGGGTAAAAGTTTCGTAACACAAAATTTTATAGATTTACCAAATTACAAACAGTTTAATGTAGATAATTACAGAGTGGCATTAGCTAAAAAAATATGGGGTGACCAGTGGAAAGAAAACATATCTACCGATGAAGGATACCAAAAAATTCTGGATATGTCTTATACAACTTCCGACCCAAGAAACCTAACTATTAGGTTTTTAAAGAACTTTCTGGATACCGAAAGGAATGAGATGCCTAATATAGTTTATGACGCCGGAGGGGGACAAAGAGAAGTTATGAATGATGTTATTAACTTAGCTAAAGAAAATGGTTATAACGTAACTATAGTTCATGTGGTTACTGATTTAGATAAAGCTTTAGAAAGAAATTTACAGCGAGACCGTAGTTTACCTACTGATATGGTTATAGATTACCATGACAAAGTTAGGAGAGTGGTTAAAGATTTAATACCTATGGTAGACAATTATTGGATTGTAGATAACACAAAAGATTTGCCTTTTGGTGAGAGAGCTACTGGTAGTATACACCGAATTAAATAACGACTTTATTTATTTTTAATTCTATTTCTGGAAAAAAGTCCATTGTATTTTTAACGTCCTCTATATGTTTATCTTTATCTTCCCAATATTCTATAGAACCTACACTATTATTTAATATTAAATCTTTTACTCGTTTACCTTTAGACCTATCACCATCAACACCAACAATCATCTTGTAATCGTCAAATATTAGACCGTATTCTTCTAATAAAGATTTTAACTGTGGGTGAACACTGTCAATTCTATTTGTAAGTAAAATAACTTTTGTATTCTTTTCTTTTTTACATTCTTTAAACTTTTTTATAGTCTCAAGTATTGGTTCGAATTTCCATTTACGTATAGATAAACTTGCTGGTTTATCCATATAATCAGGGTCTTCATCATATGGGGTTTTGAATAAGGTATTATCAAAATCAAAAAGTGCTAATTTCATTTATTGTGTTTTAAAGTTCGATACAAATATAATAAAAAATATTTAGTAAACAAATAAAAAAAGTTTAAATTTAATTTGGTAGTTTCATATAAAGCTCTTATATTTGTGTATAACAAAACCAAAAAAGAAGAACATGAACATAGAAAAAACAGAAAGCTTATTTACTAACGACAAAGAATACTTAACAATTGTAGAAGGAATTACACAAGATGATGTGATAGTAAAAACTTCACATTCAGAAAAAAACGTGGACAGAGCAGTTGACGCTAAATATTCTTTTGACCGTTCACTTTGGATGAGTGTTTATGTTGTTCTTAAACCAGAAATTGTAGAAACACTGGAGTCTATCAACCCACAATTATTAAAAGCTGTTAAACTTTCTCAAATTCTGAGAGAAGAGTCAGAATGTTATAACATGCACGAAACACATAGAGTAGAATTTAAATTTACTGGAATTCGTACAAGAACAAAGAAAATTGAAAAGTACGATGGTATCTATGATACTTTTATTCAGGACATTCCTAGGATAACTGAAATTTTTACAAATAAACTTTTGGATATTATTAACGATTACCTTGAAGGTCAAGTATCTAAAATAAACGAAAGATACACTAAAAATCACGTTGAGTTATTTACTGACGATACTTATGAAGACGCTTGGGAAAAAGAGTTTAATGGTAGTGAAGAGTTGATAAAAGTTCAAAAAGAAAAAGAAGAGTTGGAAAAACAAATTGATGAGTTAAGGTCTAAAATGTCTTCATTAAACAGTAAAATCACAAATATTAAATGTGACATAACCAAAAAAAGTTTAATTGAAGAAGAATTACCTACAGAAGTTGTTAGTAAAATCAATGAGAAATATGACGACAACGAGGCTTGGAGAATTTACAGCAAAAGACGTTTCAGTTTTTCGTAACATCACGTAAACTAATTACGTATATATTTGTGTAGTCCCACCGAATTTATTATCTTTGTAACATAATTATTAAAATATAAACCAATGACATATATTATCACCTACCTTACCATCTCGATTATTACTATGATTTTTTTTATTGAAAACAATAAAAAACAATTAGAAAAAAACTACTTGGAGATTGAGGAAGAAAATTCAGGGGAACCGTCAAACGGGTGGTTCAACTTCTACATATTTACCCACATCTTAAAAGCTCCATTAATGTTTCCTATGATATTTTTACTAATCCTTGGAAACGGAGGAAAAATAGATGAATAAAAAAAGGGTCCATTAGGACCCTTTTTAAATAATAAAAATGTTATAAGTTATTATTGAGTTAGAGGTGTTTTTTCTTTAGTTTTTCTAAATCCTGGACAACCTTTATCTAACTTTGCTCTTGCTCCAGCATACTTATCTCCAGCTAATGAGTTCCATTTAGTTGTACCTCTTCTTCTAGCGTACCACACTTCCTTTTCTACTTTATACTCATAGGTTTTGTCTCCTTTTAGTTGACATAACTTTGATTCTTGTTTAGTACTTTCTTCTCCACCAGCCGAATCAACAGGTTTTTCAACATCTTTTGTTGCAACTTCTACGTTTTTGATTTCTTGTTCAGTTTCTTTTACAAATGCTTCTTTATCGGCACATTCTGGAGCGTCTGGAAATTTAGAACATAACTGGTTAAATTGTCTAAGTGTTTTTCTTTGTTCTCTAGCTTTTTGTCTTGCTTCTTTCTTTTCTTTTCTTCCTAATTTTTTTAAATCTTTTTTAGCTTGTCTTTCTCTTTTTAAAGCGTCCTTTAATTGTTTAATTTTATCTTTTGCATCTTGTTCGTTAAGTAAATCAAGTTCCTCAATTAAACTTCTTCTTTTTAACTCTCTTTTAGCTTCTCTAAGTAAATTACGTTTGTAAGACTCGTTAAGTGAATCTAAGTCTAATTCATCATCTATATCTTCCAAATCTTCTGGTTCGTCTAATTCAGGGTAAGGTAATGGTCTAGTTAATTGGTCGTTTCTTCTAGGTGCTCTTTGTTGTTTACCTGCCATAACCGCGTCAGCTGTAATAGCCATAAAGTTTTGTAACTTAACCAATGTATTTTCAATTTGTTTTCTAGTTTTCGAGTCTTTAATAAAGTTATAAGCTTTTTTAATGTTTTTGACTAACTCTTCAACACCTCTTGCTGCGTTTA